GTGTACATGGAAGTTGCCAATTACTTGGGCGAGTTCTTTGAGAACATGGCTAAATGCGAAGCTGTACTCGAAGAAGAAGAAAAGCATGCAGTAGACGTATATACTGGTTCCGATAGTATTGGAAAAAGAGCACTGCAACGAGTTCTAATGCAAACTAAACTCACTGCTATGCAAGCTGAACTTCGCGAGATCATGGTGTATCAAATGCCTCCTGAAATGGGTGATTTGTATACCCGTGTTGAAAAAATGATGGTGCGTATTAAGAAAGAGCAAACAGCTGCAATTGCTAATAAGATGCAGAAGGACCGTATTGCAGCAGCAAAAAGAAGGCGTAAGCTTGGTGCTATAAAAAAAGCTGCTTGCAGGTGGACCGTAGCGATAATTGCTGTATTGTATATTATGGTATTAGTTTGGTCAATAGTTGAAATACGCAAGACAGAACATCCAGAGCTTGGAGTCTGTTTGATACCTAAAGGGCAATGGCCATACGAACATTATAATAACTTAAAGTGGGTTGAGTGTGAGCCTCGTTAAATTAAACCAGCATCAAAAAGAAAATTATAAATGCTTGATCCTGGCTCAGCTTTGGTCATTTCAGGTTGCACGTCATTTTTATGAACGCATAATATGTTGCCTTCGTAAGTCCTATCTAGATTATCTTTATCGATAATGTATCCTTCAGGCTGCCAAATGTTTTTGGACTGATTGTTGAAGTTGTTCGTATTATGCTTAGTATAGACGTGCCAGTAAGGAATATAATCCAAAGAATATATCTTATCCAGCAGCTTATCATTACCAGTTTTATTATTGAACTCAATATAAAGTTTAGGCTTGAAGCTATTAATTAGCTTTGTGGCACCATCAAGTACTTCAACCTCAAGCCCTTCTACGTCCAACTTAATCAAGTCAATTGGTATTTCAAGCTCGCAGTAAGAATCAAGTGTAATGCAGTCTGTAAAAACCCCATTAGAGGGAGTATCGTTCACTTTGAACTCACCATAATTAACCTTTTCTCCGTAAAAAGGATTAATGTTCATCATTCTCATCTGCTTTTTCTCGGATCCACACGCAGCTCTGACAGGCACCACATTGAAGCATCCATTGAGAAGTAAGTTGGTATTGAGTATTTCAGAAATAAAAATCTGAGGTTCAATAGCAAATACACTACCTTTGTTACATTTTCTGGAAAAATAAACCGAGTGAGTGCCTATGTTAGCACCAACATCAATTACGTTTGATGTTTCTGTGAGGAATGAATCAAAGAGATCCATTTCTTGCTGAGCCCATTCACCATAGTAGTGAAGACAAGCTCCAATTGGATCATCATTACGAAAGAATATAAACCGACCGTATCTTGAATCAGCTACTGCTATTGGATTTTCCATAATATTAAATTGGTTGCAGGGGAAGGAATCGAACCTCCGACCTCGGGATTATGAGTCCCGCGCTCTACCGCTGCGCTACCCTGCGTCAGTTAATTGCAAATGCTTCCTATGTATTTTACACATAATCCACGTATTATAAAACTTTTCTGGAAATAAGAGAACACCTAACTCAAATTGATACATTGCTTCATAGTAAGAACTTTCACCTTTATTCTTACAAAATCTAAGTATTTCTCTTTTGAACTTATCTTTTCCCAGTATCTCCACATCAGCTAAAAGTTGTTCGTTGGAGCCGTAGTACTCTCTCCAATCTGATTCAACTTTGAACTTTTTCTTCTTACCTTTAACCTGTCTTTGCTTAGAAGAATAAAAAAGCTTCTTACCAATGTACTGTTTATTAGTTTCTGTGTTTGTAATCTTATAAACAAATCCGTAACATCCTTCTGGTATGGATATTACTTCACCTTCATTGAACACCCACATCAGAAGCTACTGTCATCATCATAGAATTCTTCTTCCATGTGATCTTCACCCATTACAGACCCACAATAGGGGCAGAAAGAAATTGACTCGTCAATGTTATATCCATCCACTTCAAATTCAGCATCACACGTTCTACAAGTTTGAATATCTTTATCGTCACCGATCATATCGTATCTCCACAGACAGTATTATACACCTCTCTTGCGATAGCGGTTTCGCTAAGATTGGTTATGTAAGAGCCATAGTCGTGAGATTGAAAGTATCTAATTACATTATCTTTGTCAGCAAACAAATCACCAAGAAGATATAGCTTCGCATCTACACAATTAAGCACACCGAAGCTATATATCCTTTTTATTTCAAATGGGAACTGATTATATTGTTGAAGCTTGTCAAATTCGGTAATTGCGTGGAATTCTATTTGCTTTTGTTTGCGGTTAACAATACTCTTGTCGACATACACACTGTAAGTTGGAGCTTTGGTGACAAATGACCAATCGTCTGAATTGTGGATTATAGATCTTGTACCATCTGGATTAGATAGAAAATCTAATGTGAGTTCAGCCGAAGCTAGTGATGAAGAAAAGGCTAGAATTAATGCTATTAGAACATTTTTCATAATACTTACTCCTTGGGTTGGAGTAAGTATATATGATTTTCACTATTTGCTAGGCTGCTTTAGCCCAGACATCACCCCAGTCACCACTAAGAGCACCCTTGGCATAGTCAGTTGCACGGTTCTCAAAGAAGTTTGTGTGTGTAGGAGCGTTGATCATTTCCTCTACCCACGGTAGTGGATTCTTCTTTACCTTGAAAATCCCTTTAAGACCAAGAGAAATAAGCCTGCGGTCACAAATATAGCGAATATAGCGCTTAACATCTTCTGCATCTAATCCCTCCATTGCACCAAGTGAGAATGATAGGTCAATGAACTTATCTTCTAGCTCAACCATCTTTTCAGCAATAGAGTAGATCTCACTCTTGAGCTCATCTTTCCAGATATCTCTGTTTTCTTCAACAAATGTCCTGAACAACTTAATCATTGACTCGGCATGGATTGTCTCGTCGACAATAGACCAGGTTATAATCTGACCCATACCCTTCATCTTGCCATGACGAGGGAAGTTGAGTAACATGATGAACGAGCTGAATAGCTGCATACCTTCAGTGAATGCACTGAATGCAGCAATCTGTTGAGCAATTGTAGATGCATCCTGTCCAGCAATAGACAAGAAGTAATCATGTTTAGCTCTCATCTCTTCATATTGAAGGAACTCATTGTATGTTGACTCTGGCATACCAAGAGTTTCAATTAGGTGAGAGTAGGCAGCAACGTGCAATGCTTCTCTGGCTGCAAAGCCAGTTAACATCATTCGGACTTCTGGCTGTGGAAAGTATGGTAGGTAGTTCTTAACATATCCACCAGCAACATCCACATCGCCCTGTGTAAAGAATCGTAGAATGTTAGTTAGAAAGTGTTTCTCTTTGTCGTTTAGTTTATTCTTCCAGTCCTTAACATCTTCAATCATTGGAACTTCTGTATGCATCCAATGACTCTGCTCATGCTTCAGCCAAGCATCGTATGCCCAGGGATAGTGAAAAGGTTTAAATGAATTACGTTCGTCAGTTAATTTTAGTTTTTGTTTTACCATTTGTTACCTTATAGGCCAGTGTTTGTTAAATTTTTCAAAATAAAACATCAGCTCGTGAGTCTCGTCATTGTAATACTCTCCCACGTAATCGGATTTCATTTTTGAGTTTATGTTTTCACAGAGTGCTATTAACGTAATATCCTTACGAGTATATCCCCAAAGGTGAAGAACGTCAACCATCCATTTCCAGTTACCTCCACGAATGATTCCAGCTTCTACCATAACAACTTTACTGAAAGGTCTAATATCCGGAGCCTGCATCAGCATCTTACTGATGTAGGGTTCAGGATCTTCATCGGGGTATGTTACATCTACAGGAATGATTGAAAGCATTTCACCATTACGAGACCAAGCGTGAGCAAGATGCATTGCTACTGTTGCTGAGTAGTCAGGGGATGCCATGATTACAGCAGTTGTACTGGGATCAAAATCCGAGTTATCAACGATAGTCAGCAATCGCTGAATCAACTCCCATTCTTTCTCTCGAGTGATAAAGTGAAGCGGTCTTCTGTTCATCAATTACACCAACTTTGCTTTGCTTCTCCGTAGTACTCTCTGGCAAACCCATTTTGAATTAACATCTGTCTTAGACTTACACCATCCAGGATAACATCACCAAGGACACGTCCACCAAACTTATCCCAGTCCATTAAAAGAACTTGACGCTTAAGTGACTTTGCTACGGCATTCTTCGTGAAGTTAGTAGCAGCTTGTCCTCTTGCATCTTCCTCCGGACACTTAGCACGGAATCCTTTTTCTGGGGTATCAACTCCATACACACGCACAGCAAGTTCTTTGGGTAGTGGATCAGGAAGCCATGTGGCTTGGAATGCAACCGTATCTCCATCCTTCACTCGAGTGATTACAACATCATACAATACACCGTCTTTATCCTTTGCAAAACAAAGAAGTGGCAGTAAAGCTAGAAGTAAGATTATTTTTTTCATTTATTATCCTTATTTTATGTTGTTGTTATGTGTATCTCGTTAAGTTTCTCACCTATGCGTCCGTTGACAAAAGTATCAAAGGCAATAACATTCATTGAAGTATTTTCTTCACTAAGCTTTGCAAGGTGATTTACAGTTGAAGGAAATATGTATATACTATCTGGTTCCAAATCCAGCCACCAACTTTTTGAATTAAATATATTGTACTCACCATAATTAAAATCAAATACTTTTGGGACAATCGGTGGAGATTCTACAGAAAGAGTCAGTCTACTTCCTGGTGAAGCATCAAGTACAATCACACCAGTAAATAGACTGTGACTGTGAAAGTGATTCAAAACAATACTACGATCTGTCACTGTTGTATACCATGATGTAGTAATCTCTAACTGTGCTGGTCCAAGTATATGCAGGACTTCTCTTGTATACACATCCATCGCACTCTGTGCAGCTGACTTAATATTAGCTAGCTGAGGTAAGTTGAGCACGCGTGATTCAGTAGATAAGTTAAAATTACCCAACTCATCCATTTCCATACTCAACTTACTGCAGAAGTCTTTGTCGGCAGAAGATATAACAAAATTATCGTGAAACACAGGTACTGCAAAAAGAGGGATGACGTTAGGCATAACTAAGATTCATAAATGATAATGTTACTTATCGGATTTTAACATTCCTTGAACTATACGAACCACTTTCTTAATTTCTTTTTCTGTAACTGCTTTGACCACAAAGAGCTTATCATCGTAACTGTTAGCATTATCAAGGAATTCTTTCGGTACTGCAAGCTTTTTTTTCTTAGGTTTGAACTTGTCTAGTTTTTTGGCTAGATCTTCTGATTCTGGTTCTTTATCTTCTGATTCCATTTACGTGGGCGTGGTCTCCAAATAAGTTTTCGTAAACATTATTTATCCTGAGTGCTAGAGTTATTCTAGGCACTGGTCCACCACCAAGCGTGACACCGTGAGGAACCTTGACATTTAGCAAGGTCGGCGTATCAATTTCTACAACATCCACTATTTCACAGCATTCTTTTTCATAAACATCATACGGTAAACCATTGGGTAAATATTTTGTGACCGGTGGTTGCGTTACTTTATAAAAAGAAGTATGTGTGCTTTCTGTGTTTAGTATAGGTAAATTAAGTGAGTAATCAAATTCATGAGCATTATCTTTATGTACAGGTATTTCATTATATGTAAGTACTAACGAGGTTGCAACCCATGAATCGTACAGTCCAATCAACTTCATACTCTCAGCAAGAGGACCAATTGCTTTCGACTGTGTATGGATATCTACATCTCCCATCATTGGGAATACACCATCATGATCATCTAAATGAAGTGTAGTTATAAACATCCGCAGTATTCGTTGTATGGATGCAAAGTTGGGAAGATCAATTTTTCTATAGTTGTCGCTCATATATCTTCTCAAAAACCTTCTCAACTTCTTTCTTATTAAAGAGCCTTAGAGCAGCTGTCATTCTAAGCCTAGATCCAGGTTTATGAATCACTCTATGAGGAGTGTCTGTGTTTATAAGAGTCGGTTTAAGTATTTCTACTGAATCTATCAGTGTACATTTGTTTATATCGTAACCATGGTATACAAAGTATGTTCCTTCCTGCTCCATTGCAACATCAACAGGAGGTACATTAGATTCATAGAACTCTGTTATAGTGTTCTCTGTGTTCCAAACTGGAAACACTATTGTGTATGAATAGTCTGCTCCATCGCCATGTAAACCAACTTCAGATGAAGATACTATAAGAACTGTATGCAGCCAATGTTCTAAAAGGCCTAAACGTTCCATCTCATGTCTGAGAGGAAGTATCGAAGATACTTGCTGGTGTATGTTGGTACCAAAAGTACTTCCCTTTTCATGTTGACTAGCATAATTAATAAGGGCTTGGTTGGGAAACATTATTTGCAATGTTGATCGTATACCTTCAACATTGTGGAAATGTATTGGCCGAGCAGTCTTTATCATTCAATCATTCTTTAGCATCTAAATTAACACAGTAACCACCTTTAAACTTGTATACAGAAGAGTCTATTGACATTCTTTCGTATATCTCGTTATTGTGACACTTGAAAGGGTCTTTGTATGTGGTCGTGAAGTAATACGCACCATATCCAACTCCACCCAGGACCATTAAAATAGGAATGTATTTAAGATACTTAATGACCTCAGGCATGAAGCTGAGAATCTGAGGTAACATTTTAAGCAAATCTTTCATGCTTTACTTGTTGCCTTTCTCTAGAAGTCTGATAACTTCTTTGTGATAGTTGATCTCTTTTAAGATATGCTCCATCTGAGCGTACAAAGTCATCAACTTGACTCTATGCTCCTCAATCAATGCATCATCGTGAGCTTTGGTCAGCTCTCTCTCGCTTTTCTTGTCTGGGAAGCTTAGAATCTTCGTCATCTTTTTTCTCCTCTTTCTTTCTTTCAATCGGAGGTGGAAAGTATGGATCGATAACATAGTGGTTTGCACCCCACCATCCAATAGCGGATAAGAAACCAGCAAATATTATCTCCAACACCATGTCACTTCTCCATCAGTTCTCTAACAAAACCAAGCAATAATTTATGATGAATACCATCATGATAAAGACCTCTCATCCAAGAGTAGTATTTATACCAGTGTTCTTCACTTTCAGGATGGCAACCTATCAATCCAAGACGACCTTGAACTATTGCCATTGGATCTCCGTTGGGATAGGTGGCAACAGTTTCAAAGCTACCACCTTTGAATGTAGGTCCGTCATAGAAGAACATTCTCTGGCTCTCACCTTTCCAGTTGACCTTCATTGCTTTCGCATGAGGTCGTCTGGTACAGGTACTAGGCTGTCTTATATACTGTTGAGCTTCCGTATCTTCCAAGAACCCAAAGTAATTATGGTCAGCCCAATAAGCCCCCATACAGATTCCAAGATACTTGCCACCACGCTGTACGAATGACCTGACAGCGTCTCCGTTGGTTTTAAATAGATTACTAAAGGAATCTGAATCACCGATACCACCAGGTAGACACACCATATCAACGTTATCAAAGAAGTCCGATTCGATCTCATGTTTAGTAAATAGTTTGAATCTATAATATGGTGAGAGAGCCCTGATTATTCCATTCCCTGATTGCACTGAGCATTTGGGTTGATGAACAAACAACGCTATAGTTTTCATATCATCCTTCACAAGCCAGACAGACTTCCTCCGATGCTAGAGCTTTCATATCAATCTCTTCAATCACCTGACGCTCAATGCGCTTAGACACTTTATCAGCTTTACCAATCTTTTCACTTCTGCAGTAGTAAAGACTCTTTAGTCCTTGCTTCCATGCTTGGAAGTGAACTGCATGCAAGTACTTAATGTTTACGTCTGGTCTAAAGAAGAGATTCAAGGATTGTGCTTGATCAATGTACTCTTGACGATCTGCTGCATGCTGTACGAGCCATCGCTGGTCAATTTCCATACTTGTTTTGTAAACGTCTTTTGTCCACTGGTCCATCCACTCGAGGTGCTGGACGGATCCGTCAGTTGCAATAATACTTGACCACGTTTCATCGTACCATCCGTCTGGATGACTTTCGGCTTCTTTTCTGATGATTGCATCGAGATACCTATTTCTGTTAAGAGATGAACCCGAGAGAGTGTCTTGTCTATATGCATTTGCTCTATATGGCTCGATACTAGGAGAAGTGTTACCCATGATAATAGAACTGCTAGCATTGGGTGCAATAGCCATGAGATGGCTGAAGCGAAGACCAGTACCTGCAGCATCCGGAGCTTCACCACGTTCTTTTCCGAGCTCGAGGTTGGCTGCATCTAGTTTACTCCTGATGTGCTTGAAGATCTGTTTATTTCTGCCAACTGCCATCGACGATTCCCAAGGGATATTATTCTTCTGTAGATAAGCATGATAACCAAGAGCCCCCACACCAATGCTGCGCTCCTGGCTGGCAGAGTATATCGCTCTAGAAATAGCGCTAGGAGCATGGTCAATAAAGTACTGAAGTACGTTATCCAACATCTCAGCGATGTCCCGAAGAAAAAGCTCATTACCTTTCCAATCATCATAATACTCCAAGTTAACAGACGATAAGCAGCATACAGCTGTTCTGTCTTTGTCAGTAGGAAGAACAATCTCAGAACATAGATTAGATTGTCTCACTTTGAGACCTTTATCCTTCAGGTGCTTTGGTAGATGCTTATTGCTTGTATCTACGAAGTGAAGGTATGGTTCACCTGTTTGCATTCTAAGTTCAAGAATCTGTTGCCACAATGCTTTTGCTGATACTACTTCACGTACTTCTCCATCATGTGGATCTTTTAATTCCCAGCTATCATCACAATCCGGATCAAGCATACAAGCTTCAACCAGTTGCATAAACTTATCAGTGATATTGAGTCCGTGATGCAGGTTCAAAGCCCGCATGTTAGGATCCCCTGTCGGTTTCCGCATGTCCAGGAATAAAGAAATATCAGGGTGATCGATATCCAAATAGGCAGCGTAAGAGCCTCTACGAGTCCGTCCTTGTCTGTATGCAAGAGACGAAGCGTCGTATATACGCAAATGAGGCATAACACCAGTAGACTTATCATCAGCGGAACGGATACCAAAGCCAACACCTACACCACCTCCAAGCATTGACAACCAGTTTGTTTCTGAAAGGTTATCGACGAGACCTGCTGAGCTGTCGTGCATGTAATTAAGAAAGCAGGAGATAGGTAAGCCCTTTTGCGTTCTTCCAAACGACAGGATTGGAGTCGAGTAAGATAACCAGTGTTTGGATGAGTAGTCATATAACCTCTGTGCGTGTTCTTGATTTGAAGCAAATGCTGATGAGACAAATGCAAAACGTTCTTGTGGTGATTCTTCACTATCTAGCATGTAAGATTCACGAAGTCTTTTCATGCCGTGTTCATCGAATAAAGCGTCTCTTGTTTTATCGATTGTTATTGTGTATTTCAATTGCTACCTCTTTGTTATTATTGTTGGACATATTCGTTAATCATTGGAAATACCCTAGCGATCACTAAAGCACACGTCTTAGCTATTTCCATATGCTCTTTTTGCGTACCATTAGCACTACGTAACTCAATGTAATGAATCCACGATCTAATCGTTCCATTCATATACAATCTAGAAACGGTAAGTCCTTCTGGTAGTACTGCTCTTGCTTGTTCTTTTGCTATTCCATTTGAAATGGCCCAATCATAAGCGCTATGAGCTGCTCTAATAATAAACTGCTGCTGCTCTTGCCACATTCTTTGTAATTCTTTGTCGTCAGACTCTATACTATTTTGTCTATTACTGGTATCCTGGAGTCGTGCGTCTCGGTATACAAATTCAAGTTCTTTTGTGGGGTCTGCATACCGCTGACTGAACTCTTGGAAACTAAAGCTTCGGTGTCTGAGAATTTGTCTTGCGATGTCTCTTGTTGTTTCGATTTCAAGACATGCTGATACCATTTCAAATGGGCTCCAGTGTTTGTGCTTTGCGAGGTACCTGATGAGTTTCTCCGAAGTCTCCGTATTCGTTTGATTGGAGGGATTTGAGACTCGTGCACAGTATGCAATAAGGTCTTGAATGTCATCTATATCAGCTGGTAATGTTCCATAAGGTTCAGAGTGGCTTATCAACTTCACTTTCATAATCATTCCATTTCTCAGTTTGTTCAAATTTTAATTCTTGTACTGTCTTTTCTTCCCATACTCGTCTACGGTTGCCACACAACGGACAATTAGGAACTCCGCAATCCATGGCGTTATGCTTAGCAAGCCTATGCGGTTGTTTCAAGTATCTCGAATTACTACCGTTTTGTTTTGCTATCTTGTACTGCTTTTTTATGTGATTTTGTTTCTGACCAATACGTTCTTGGTGTTTGCGCTTTTCTGGATCAATTTCACTTGCTTCCGTCTCCGTCATATCTACCATACCTTGCCTCCAAAGTACTTTCTAATAATTTTTTAGTCCCACGAGGACCAATCTGCTGCTCCAGAATAGTTACAGCAGACGTCATCATAGCGCATGCAAGCATTCTTACTTCTTCTTCGGTGTCACACCCCATAATCATTCTATCCATTGACCTAAGATAATTTTTAGCTTTCTTTTCTATCTCTAACATTTTCTCCACTGCATTAAAGTTGCTTTTGCTTGTAGGCCTGAGTATGTATTACAGTCAATTAACAGCTTCACATCTTCAGGTTTAGTTCCTGCTAACACCATGTCGTTTACATCTTTCTGCTCGCAGTGGGAGGGCCAGATGCATACATTGTATCCTAGGTCTATTGCTTTTTCAACGATTGTACAAATTTCTTTGTTCTTTGGCTCGTTGTCCATAACAATAGTAAATTTAGAAGGGTCGTCCATGAATCTCTTTAGTCCATCAAAGTTATTTGATGAAGACATTGCTAGTGCATTGGGGAGAAACAACGAATCAATAGGTCCTTCCGTTACATATATTCTTTGTGATTTATTAATACTGTCCAAACCAAAAAGCATTGGCTTATCGGTATCTACAGCAATTGTAATATACCTTAACTTACTCTCTTTTTTGAGAGACCTGCCTGTGAAACCAATCAAAGACCCATCCATATCGATAAAAGGAATTACCAACCTTGCTTCATCTCGTTCCAGAGACTCCTTGTCAAACTTATCTGGGATGATAGTATTGACCCACATCTTGAACTTCTCTGCAAAGAACAATTTGTGATGGTGCTTAGTTGGTATTTTGCGTTCATCCACATACCTCTTCGCTGGATGATCATAACGTAGAGCCGAGATCTTCGTGAGGTATTTTAGATGAGAGCGGAGGTATTTAGGGAAACTTATCTTGGTGATGTCACGAGTTTGTGCGGTTATTCCGACTTCTTTCGAAATATATTTTTCTGCTAATCTTTCCTTTTGATATTCTTCAAACAGATTAACATCCACCTGTTTTATCAGGTTAGCAAGGCTCATTGACGCATTACAATTATGGCAGTAATACGTTACACGTTCGTTCTCAGTTAATAAGAACCCGCGCTTCTTTGTCTTGTTTGTTTGTGAGTCACCACAAATGATACAACGAAAGTTGTATGTGCCGTCCCGCTTTCTAGTGAATAACGGAAGGTGAGAAGAGATTAAACCGATGTACTTGTAATCTATTGGCTGCATATAAGGGTCTCCAGATGAACAAGGAGATTATATATGCAGCCAACAAGTAAGTCAACTCATAACTTTAGCGAGCTGTACGAACTGAGCGATTAAGTAACCTACCACTATTGCACCACCAATCACCATGTAACGCCATCTCTCGAGAATATCAATTCTCTTATCGATAGAGTCAATGCGTTTCATCATTGCTTCGTGCTGCTCTTTCTGCTCCTTACGGAGCTCTTTCATCATTTCCGAAACGTTTTTTACTTCGTGTTCCAAGATGGCGATCCTTGATTGTGTGTCAAATAGTTCCATTGACATTTTACTTCTTAGGTGCTTTTTCAGGGATTGCAGTGCCTTCTAGCTTCTTGTGCACTTT